TAAAGTCAATGCCTTAGTAATAGAAGCAACTGGAGTAAGCAAATCACCATTACCAGTAGTATCATTTCCATCTACTTGACTAACGTGAATTTCATAGTCATAGCCCGTGAAGTTTGCTCCTGTTGGACCAGTAGCGCCAGTAGGACCTGTCGAACCTGTTGGACCAGTTACAGTGCTCGCTGCGCCCGTGGCTCCAGTCGGACCTGTTGGTCCAGTAGGTCCAGTGACTGTAGAGTCGGCACCTGTGGCTCCCGTAGGACCTGTTGGTCCCGCCACACCTGTTGAGCCTGTTGGTCCAGTGACACCCTGGATTCCTTGGATTCCCTGAGCACCCGTAGGACCTTGAGCACCCGTGGGTCCTTGAGCACCCGTAGCGCCAACAGCACCTGTAGGACCTTGAACTCCTGTTGCGCCAGTTGCTCCTGTAGGTCCAGTTGCCCCGACATCTCCAGTCAATCCTGTTGCACCTGTGGGACCAGTAACTCCTTGCGGTCCAGTAGCACCCACTGCTCCCGTTGCGCCCGTCAGTCCAGCCGCACCAGTAGGTCCAGTAACTCCCTGAACACCTTGTGCGCCTTGTGCGCCCTGAGGACCTGTAGGTCCGACCGCTCCTTGAACGCCTTGCACACCCTGGATACCTTGTGCGCCTGTGGGTCCAGTTACCGTTGAAGCAGCGCCCGTTGGTCCTGTTGGTCCTTGAGGTCCCACGTTTCCTACAGAAACAATAATGAAAAGAACAGAGTGACTATTGGGGAAGTTTGTTGTGCCCGTTCCCCCAGAGGTAATAAACGTTACAGGGTATTCGTCCCAAGTAGCGTTGTAGGTCGGTGTGCCCGACACTTCCCACTTCTGGTAGTTTGCAGCAACATTTTTGTCCTGAATAATAAGGACGTCGTTTTGGTTAATCAGGTCAAGGAAAACAGAGTTATCTTGGCTGTCCGCATCTACGTGGTTTACTCGTAAAATGGTAGAACTAATTTGAGTTGTGTTGTTCCAACCAAGTTGGTTTGCAGTCGGGTCGCCGCTCGTTGTGTTCGTGCGCGTAGAGTAGTGGTAGTGAGAAGAACTATCTCCAGAAGCACCCTGCGGACCAGTAACACCTTGCGGACCTGTTGGTCCAGTGGCTCCCGCTATTCCTGTAGCACCCGTAGGTCCAGTTGGACCAGTGACGCCCTGGACTCCCTGCACACCTTGAATTCCCTGTACACCCTGTGCCCCAGTAGGTCCCGTCACCGTCGACGCGGCACCTGTCGCTCCTGTCGGACCAGTTGGTCCCGTAACCTGCGATGCTGCCCCAGTTGCTCCCGTAGGTCCCGTTGGACCAGTTGCACCAACAAGTCCAGTAGGTCCTGTTGGACCAGTAACTTGCGATGCGGCTCCAGTAGGACCTGTCGGTCCCGTAACAGTTGATGCCGCACCCGTTGGTCCTGTGGGACCCGTAACAGTCGAGGCAGCACCAGTAGGTCCTGTTGGTCCAGTAGGTCCAGACAGCCCTGTTGGACCAGTATTTCCTCTGGCTCCTGTAGGTCCCGTCGCACCCGTAGGACCAATAGAGGTGCTTGCTGCGCCAGTGGGTCCCGTAGGACCAGTTGGACCCTTGATTGTGCTTGCAGGACCCGTAGGTCCTGTAGGTCCTGTAGGTCCGCCCGAAGGACCTGTCGGTCCTGTAGGACCAGTCGGACCACCCGAAGGACCAGTTGGACCAGTTACGGTGCTGGCTGCTCCAGGTGGTCCAGTAGCCCCCGTTGCACCCGTTGCACCCGTAGGACCAGAGGGTCCAGTAATACCTTGAAAACCAAGTGGACCACGCATACCTGTAGGTCCAATGGGACCTGTCGGACCCGTGGGACCCGTCGGTCCAGGGGTGGTCGATACCGCGCCTGTCGCACCTCGTGCACCTGTAGGACCCGTAGGACCTGTAGGACCACCAGAAGGACCCGTGGGACCCGTGGGACCTACAACTCCGTTAGACGGACCCGTAGGACCAGTAGGACCAGTGGCTAGTCTAAGGGCATCGATTCGCGCCGAAAGTTCGTCGAGTGCGGCGTTGAGGGGTTGCCCCCAATCGTTTTCGCCAATGTAAGGTTTGTCTAAACTCATGTTTAATCTCCGTACTGACCAGAGGAATAAGGACCAGCGCCGTAGACGCGAAGTCGGTCGTCGGTCGTAGACGGCAGCGCGTACTGCTGGAATTGAACATCATTGACGAGTTCTTCAGGGTTAACTTGGTTGCAGTCGACCGTAAGAACAGCCCAACGCTTTCCAAAGTGACCGCGAGGCATAACAATCGTGGGGTGGAACACCTGGTTCTGGAACACAATGCGGTCTCGAATACGGTCGGACGGGTCTTTAGTTGTCATAAATCCAGGGAATCGTTCTTGCATTTCATCCATGTTAATAACCAAACGCAGAGTGTCAGTTGTGTAGAAACCGCGAGTGTTCATAACGTTACGACCAGTGACAAACTGTGCCATAACTACGGGAACCTTGATAGACGTCTTCCAACGACGTCCTCCACCTACGGTCGTATTAGCCACATCATAAACAGGGTCGACAACGGAGGAGTAGTTATTGTCCATGTAGACTTGGTCCCACTCAAACCAATTAACCTCGATACCGACCATGTATCCAAGGTCTTCTGTAATTCCCTCGTAAATAGAAAGGGATTCGTAATCGATATCAAACCGACCCTGAAGTCTGTGACCTCTCATTACACTCCCTTCAATGGTTGCCAACCAACGGGGCTTCCGCCGTAAACGTAGACCGCTGTACAGGGTCCCCATCCACTGCCCGATTTGTAAACATTTAGCACACTGTTAACCCACGATTCGGGGTCAGTGTTAATGCGAACAGCGGGTCCCAGAGTGTTAACTTGCGCACCAACGTCCGCACTCCATTTGCTGGTTGCATCAGTACCGCTTCCGTATAGTGCGCCAAATGGAACGCTTGCCCCATTGTATGCCGCTACTTTAAAATTGTAACTTCCAATAAGTCCATTAAACGTATAAGAAGTAGTTGTTTTATTAGAAAGAGTTCGCGTATCAATGTAAGACCAAGTTGCAGAAGCGGCTGGCTTGTACCCGATGCTGTATCCCGTGACGTTTGAGCCGCCGTCACTTGCGGGCGCAGTCCACGTAAGAGTAGACGACGAACCCACAGTGTTAATTGCTAAGTTTGATGGAGCGGAAGGAAGGTAGTAGTAAAAAACTTTGCCTATAAGAGTTCTGTCATTATCATCAGAAAGAACGGTGTAACTCATGTTGTCACCAATTCCGATACTGGTATCTCGGTAAACGGTTCCCGCTGAGTTAACTTGTTTTTGGAAACCAATAGGACCTACGGACCAAACTCCAAATCCGTATACTTTTCCTCCCGACAAAGTTGTTGACCCGTTTTCGATACCATTTGGATTGCAGTCGATGTTTACACGAGGAAGGTCAACCGTTGTTTGATTGTTTGGAACAGCGGCACTTTCGGTTCGAAAAACATACGTTCCATTATTTTCATACACAACGTACCTGATTGACGCAGTACCGTTATACCCGCCAACATCAAGCCCTATTTTTGAAACAACAATAGCGTTTACACCTAAGTCACCGCGATTATCGACAGGAACATTTGGGGTAGTAATTTTTTGCACAGCGTTTTGCCCTGGAGATTTAACCAAATTAAAACCACGCCAGTTAGTGCTTCCGCTACCAGAGTCAAGACTAAATGAATACGCCATTAGTACTTAATCCAAATATCTCCAACACTGGGTCCCGTAGGACCAGTTTCTCCAGAAAGAAGAGTGACTTTTGGGTAAGGGTTTGTAACATCTAAAGTGGTCGAGTTTGAATAGTTTCGAACGTATCCACCTTTGAGAGAAACTGTGGTCTTACCTGAGGCATGTGTAGCAGATACGACATCGGTCGCAGAAACGTCGACCGCAACGTAATACGGAAGGTTTGCCCAGGTCTGCTGTGCCTCGTTGCCAATTTTGAATTTACCAGTATCGGTTTCAAAACCAATTTCGCCTTTGGCAAGAACAGCGTTTGCTGTCCATTGGGAAGCAAGCCCACGCTTAATCTGAATAGTAGTAGCCATTTATATCTCCTAAAGAATTGAAGTGTTTATTTTACGGGTAAAGAAATCGCCACCAATAATCTCAATTTCTTCTGCCGTATCGGGGTTGACGGAAACAACTTGCCACCAACAACGTTGGGGAAGGCTGAGAGTTTGGTTGCGTGTAAGCGATAGTGAAGAAGTGTAGGTCCAGTTACCCGACTTTTCAACAAGGTAACTCAACGAGGTAAGGGCAACCGCCGTCTTAAGAACGGAATCTACAACAGTAAACGTGTTAGAAGTAACCGCCGTAATTGTGTACCGACCAGGCGTTAGAACTGCAGTGTCGTTACTAAAGCGTTCCAGTCGAATTACGTTTCCAACGGTAAACCCGTGCGCGGATGAGGTAGTGAGTACAGTCGTGCCACTTCCTGCGGTTCTCGCAATATTAGTAACAGTTTTGTTGGGCGTTGTTGACGTAATTGATAACGTAAAAGGTTGAACCTTTTGGATGCTTCCTCGCTGAATAACGAGCCTGGCAACGAAAGTGTAGCCCGCATAGTCTCCCTGAAAAGTTGGAGCGGTGCCGCCGAACGCAACATCTTGGTACGCCGTAAACGGTCCAACCTCGGTAATCCAAGGAACATTGGCATCGCCGTATGTTGGGGCAGAAAGTTCTGCTCGTTGGGGGAAGGACTTGTCGTCAACCTCTTGCGGCTTGTAGATGGGGACGTAACGGTTTGTGGTTTTGGAGATACGACGCAACGGCAACACTTCTACTGCGTACAATCCAATACCAAGAAGCGAACAAATTTCACGGTACTGCTGGTGGCGCATCTGAGCCATCTCAGTCAATTGACGATAACGTTCCGAACGCGGAATCATTACTCCGTCAGGAGCAGAGATGTCAATATCAAACGAAGCGTCAGTAGCGAGGGTATAGAGCGCCATAGTTGTAGCGTACAAAGTAACTGGGTACTCTTCTACAGAAGGAAGAGAAGCAAGCGTGATGGGTCGACTAAGAGAGTCAGTTCGTTTAGCCGAGTGCTCACCAACCGCGCTCTCTACAATGGTTGCCATTTCAGCGTCAGTAAAGTAACGGTAGTGAGTTCCCTTAACGACAACAAGATGACCAGCAGCGGGCGTTGCGGTAAGTACGATGACACCCGTAGTCGCTTCCACCGAAGAATCTGCGTTACTGGATTTATCGACACCGTTAACAAAAATGGTCATTCCAACCGTAGTAACGGGGTTGTACTGTAACTGGAACCTATTAGTAGTTCCGTCAGCAACAATGGTTTCTACAAATGACTTACCGAGGTCGCCTAACTCAAGGCGAACTCGTTGAACAATCGCATCTGTGGTAGCCATTAGACCTCCAAAGTCTCACTCTAGTTTCTCGCAGAAAGGGGTAAAAATCAGCGCAAATAAGGAACTCCCCCTGCTGGGAGGAGGGCGGGAACCAGCAGGGGGAGAATTTAGTAAGACTTAGGAAGCGACCCAGATGTAGTCAAGACTAGCAAGGTAGTCTGCCAGTCCCTTGGGGACTCGGTACTTGACCCCAGCCTTAAAGGAATAGTTGTTTCCGACTCCAAAAGTCATGTCGTCAATGTCGTGCATGGTGCGAATGATGACCATGCCATCGTCCTTGACGTTGACTCCGACCGTTTCAACCTCATCAATCAAGAGGGGCTGGTCAGGGTTCTTTGGGTCGAACACATCGTTCTCAAGGCTTTCGCGCTCCGCCTGTCGAACAAGTGAGATTTCTCCCTCGCGCTCTGCGAGTTCTTTTGCACGAGCCTTTGCTGCCTTTTCTGCTGCAAGACCTGTTGCATCCATTGGGGATGTTTTTTGATTTGCCACGGTATTTTTCTCCTAGTTGTTTGAGGTGTGGGAGGGGAGCCGAAGCCCCCCTCCCAAAGGGTGTCAGACTTAGTTGGTGTAAGCCTTAACGATTGCCTGGTCGGTGATGATACCGAGACCCCAGATGGCGTACCATGCGAGAGCGTGTTCGCGACCAAAGTCGAGAACGCCACCGTCACGGAGTTCCACGGGGAGCGAGATTGCGTGACCGAAAGCGTTGTCACCAATCATGACCGACTCGTAAACGTCAGCCGTGAAGCCAGTTCCCGATGTCGCTGTAGGCGACTCGTTGATGGGGTTTCCACCAGAACCAGGAGCGGTGTTCGCCTTGACGGGAACAACACCTTGGTCAGCAGGAGCACCAACGCCAGATGCGTAGTTGATGGTCGAGTTGGCAAGGTGCTTCTTGACCTGAGTCGTTTCAATGAAGACGACGTCGTAGAGACGACCGATTTCACCAAGCATGAAGTTACCAGGAGCAGCGTACTTGGTAACTTCGATGAACTCTGGGTTCGAACGAAGGTCACGCGACTGCTTCGGGTGAACGAACATGACGTAGGTCTCACCGATTCTGGGGATGTTCTTCGACGCAAGCGTCAGAGCAGCATCCTTGATGGTGCCCGTGGTCAACTTGTGGTTGCCATCGAGGTCCGAAAGTGCTGTACCAACCGTACCTTCAGCGTAGGTGTTGAAGGTGGTCGATGCCGAGAATCCCGAACGGTCGTAACCGAAGACCGACGAAGTTGCGTAACCAAGAGTGTCACGTGCTTGCTGGTCAAGGTACTGAGCCATGTGGCGACCGAGAAGACGCGAAGCCGATGCCATGATGTCATCGAACGATGCGTTGAGGAGGAGTTCCGAGACTGCCGTTGCATAGCCGTGCTCTGCAACCGTGATAGCAATCTGTTCTGCCGTGAGCGAATTCGTGGTCATACGGACACCTTCAGTAAGAGGAGTCGTGTCGACCGCGAAGTTCTTGTAACGCAGGAAGTTCACGCGAAGACCAGGAGCAACACCGAGTTCCGTCTTCTTAACAGCGAACTGCTCGAAGCGGAGGAT